AACTAAGTTGCCAGTACCAGTTGCTCCAGTGCTTGTAACACCTTCAATTGTTGGGTGTCCGGTAATAGTTGGACTATTATCAAATACAAACTTACCAGTACCAGTTGCTCCAGTGCTTGTAACACCTTCAACTGTCACGTGGTTAGTTAATGTTGCTCCACTAATTGTAGGGCTAGTATCAAATACAAACTTACCAGTACCAGTTGCTCCAGTTGCGTTTACACCTTCAACTGTAATGTGTCCTGTGAACACTGGATTTTGACTGAATACTAGGTTGCCAGTACCAGTTGCGCCAGTTGTTGTTACACCTTCTGCTGTAAAGTGTCCACTGATTGTAGGAGTTACAATAGTTGGACTTGTATCAAATACAAGTTTATTAGTTCCAGTTGCGCCAGTGCTTGTTACACCTTCAACTGTAATATGATTTGTAAAAGTTGCGGCACTAATTGTAGGACTTGTGTCAAATACAAACTTACCAGTACCGGTGGCACCTGTTGAAGTAACACCTTCAACTGTTGGGTGTCCAGTAATAGTTGGACTACCAATGCTTGGACTAGAAGCAAATACTAAGTTGCCAGTACCAGTTGCTCCAGTACTTGTTACACCTTCTAATGTTACGTGTCCAGTTACATTTAATGTGCTGTTAGCAAAAATTGGACCAGCAATACCAACTCCGCCGCCAACAACTAATGAACCGTTGTTGTACGCTGTACTGGTTAAATTACTATTGACGTTTACATTTCCAGTACCGTTTGGAGTTAATGTGATAACTCCGTTTGTGTTGGTTGCTAGAATTGTATTGCCAGATATTTGGATGTTACCAAACTTTGAAGTTGTGGTAGTTATACCGTTAGCATAAATGTTTGCCCAAGTGTTGCCACTTGAACCTAAATTGTATTGATTATTTTGACTTGGAACAAAATCGCTGCTAACATCTGAATTAAACGTAACTGTGTTAGTATTTGCGGTTCCAATAATTGTATTACCGTCAACAGTAAATCCGCCAGTAGCGTGTAAATTACCGTTAACTAATACATCATTATTCTGACCAACAGTACCTACGACAATGCTTTGTCCGCTGTTGGCTGTAAGATTTAAATTACCAAATGTTGAACTTATTATGTTTGTCGAAATGTAAACTTCGTTTACAGTTGCGGTTGTTGCTAATAAGTTTGTTGTTCTTGATGTGCCAGTGACATCTAGTTGGTACGCAGGATTTGAGTTGCTAATACCGATTCGGCTGTTAACAACATCTAAGTAGAGTAGACTTGTCTCAAAAGCTAAGTTTGCCCCGTTACGAAGCAAATTATCCTTTAAGAGCGGTCCCGAAATTCGTCCGACAGACATTATACGCTCCTGTATACCCCGTGTTTCACGGTTAACCTAGTTTGGATTTCTCCGCATCTCTTGCGAGCTCTTTGTCGGTTTACCACAGTCTAATAGCGCAACTAGGGGTTTCCTAGCTGTGCAGTAGTATTTATATGTTTTGGGAAAAGTAGGTGTTACTGGTCAAAGCCGATAAGGGCAATAACAGTTTTACCTAGTGGTACAGGGTCTGTAAATTTCAAATAATAACCACTTACACTTGAACTATTTTCTGTAATAGTAATTGTAGAGTTAATACTAACACCTGCTGTTGGCACGTGACTGATAGTAATGCTAGTCAACGCATCTGTATTGGAATCTAACGTATAGTTGCTAATAGTTGTTGGACTATATAGTCCACTAGCGGTAATTGTAACACCAGTTAGTAACGATGGGTTAGCTGGAAATACTGCTTTAACAGCTCCAGTGCTTGTACAAGCTGTTGCTTGACCACCATATTGAAACGTACCTGGAGCTGAACTGGCTGTGTAGCTAACTGTAGTTGCTGTTGATCCAGTTACTAGATAAGTTCCGTTATATGGACTATTTGTTCCGTTGGTTGCATCGCTACAACCAGTTACTAAAATATAACTACCAGCGGCAACTGCAAATGGTACTTGTCCTGTAGTGTTGGCTATAGTTAATGTAACCGCTGAACCAACAGCACTTCCACCAGTAACAAACACAGCCGAATTAAAATATAAAACAGTTGAACTTGTAGTAGCCGCAACGCTTAATGTCGGCAAATAAGTTTCAGCACTAATAGTTCCAGTTGAATTAACAACGGTATAGTTAATTGTACTTAATTGAATAATGTTTTCAACGATAACTAAAATGTTTTGTCCGCCGTATGTGCTATTTCCGCTAGCGATATTATTATGATAAGCAGCGTTCAATGGTCCAAAATAAACAGTATTGTTATCACCGGCGCCTAAATTCTGTTGAATAATAGTTCCAGATTCTTGATAGCGTAAATTTCTCCAGCTACTACCTTGATAAACTTGTACGTTACCTGCATCAGTATTGTAACGAATCATACCTTCAGCAGGAGTTCCTACCACTTGCCCTGTAGTTCCTTTTGGTAACTGCAAAGTATTAGTAGTATTCAATAAAATTTCGCCGTTGCCAAGAGCTGATACTCTTTGATCTTTGACGTCACGTTTATTAAGCTGAAGTTGTTTTAAAAATCGCATATTAACCCACTTGTAGAGTACATACAGTTGCGCTGATTCCAGAAGCACTAGCTACTGCATAAACAGAATCGCCGGGTCCAAGAATAATCTTTTCTGTTTCAAACGTAAAAGTGTCGCCCGCCGGCACCGTTAAGTTATGAATAACTCTGTTGGTTGCACTTGCCGATCCACCGTTTGGAACTAAATTAACTGATTGGAGAACAATGTCACCGCCAGTAGTATTGCAGAAAAACATAGTCGTTACAGCATACTGATATGAATCATTTGGATTAAAAATTGCTGCTGACGAAGTTGTTAGTGCTGTACTTAAGATTGGCATAATTGTTCCTTAAAATAATATTGCATACAATAGGGCTTTCTTACTACTAATTAGCTCGCCATTTGTTTTAGTGTTGGCAAAGTAGAGTCCAGTTGACCCTGTGCCCTGTGTTGCACTACTGTAAATTCTGTTCATTCCGCTAGTTGAAGACGCTGCGGAACCTTGGTCTTGTAAATTCAATACACCATCAACTTCAACGTTGTTTGTGTATGATGTTAAAATTAAATTATTGCTAGCGGTAGTAACGTGGTCTGGATCACTAGGATTTAATGTAGTGATAGTGTTTGGAGCACCAATACTAGCAACCTGTACGTTTTCTGCACGAACTCGTCCAGTAATAGATAAACCGCTAGCTATCAACTTTGAACTTGTTCCGCCGATTGTAAATGTAAGGGTATTAGTAGTAGCAACAACGCTACTAGTTGTACCAGATGTATTATCTTGAATACTTGTAACTACAGCCTGACCTTGTCCAGAGCCGTTATAATTACTTAAAATATATGATTTCAAAAATCCGTAACTAGGAATGTGATCATCTAGTGTTACGTTTTGAACATAATTGCTGGCATAATTTGCCACACGTAAGGCTTTAGTAGAATTTTGTAAGTCAAATACTAAGTCTTGTAATGGGTTTGTACTTAACGCAATCTTTTCAATTTTAAGACCTGAGTAAGTATCATCTGATAAGTGTAGACTAAATCCGCCTAAACTATGTACGCTAGTAATATCATCGTACCAAGCAATATCTTCGTCATACACAATCTGTGCTGATAATCCAGTACCCCTGTCAATCTGTATACCGGCCTGATGAGGATTTGCATTTGTGTTGTTAATCGTAGAACCACTTTGTCCTACGTTAACTTTAATTAATGGGTCGTTGATAGTAGTTGTTGTACTTTCAACTTGTGTTGTTACACCTTTAACGTCAAGATTTCCCCAAATAGTTACAGTTCCTTGATCACCGCTTGCAGAACTTCTGCCGTTGGTTGTACCAGTAGTGTCAAATACAATGTTTCCACCTGTTTGTACTTGTAGACTATAATCACCGTTACTAATTTTTATATTTTTTGACATTATGTATCCTTAGTTGGGGACCGAAGTCCCCATTACTAATTAAGCGTTTAGAATCTGAACTGTATCAGCAGTTGGTGTGCCAAAAGTCCATTTGTATTGCTTACCTGCAGTAAAAACTGAACCTGCTTGCGTAGCGGTAACACCAAATGCGGCAGCTGGTGTGCTAGCAATAGATACTGGATTCAAAGTACAAGTACGGTTATACAACTTGCGAACCAAATATGTTCCGCCAGCAGCATCAACAGCAACGATGTTTAGTTCTTTACCTTCGGCGGCCGTGTAACCAGCTGTGCCGTCAGCAACTGCATCATAACGAATACGACCAATTTCTGTACCTAAACGATTTACTTCACTTGTCTTGTTAAACTTGTAACGCTTGGTTGAAATTTGTTTTTGTAAATCAACTTCAACTAAGTTACCACCTGTGTATGCCCAAGCAAGAATTGCGTTTTCACGATTAGCAGATGTACCAACTGTTTGTGTTGTATCATCTACTGCGGCTACAATGTTAGCTGTTGCGGCAGCACCATCGTTAGTACCAGTGAATGTAACAGCAAGAGTTTGTGCTGCGTTACCAGTAGCATAACCATCACCTACATCTGTAAATGTTGCTCCGTTAACACCAAATGTTGCTGGAGTAACTGTTAATCCTGTACCGCCTGGAGTTGTAGTTGTAGTAGTTGCGCTTGGGCTAGCTACTAATGCTGTGATTGCACTTTGAGCGTATGTACCAGTTCCAACAACTGTAACTGTAGCTACTGGACCAGCTTGTGTACCAACTAGTACACTACCGTTTGAACCAACTGCGCCGGCTCCAAATGTCAATGCTGTACCGGCAATAGCGTTAGCATAAGAACTAGCAACAGAGTATGTTGTACCAGAACCTGCTACGATCCAATAACGTGTATTAGCAGAAAGACCAGAACCTGTTAAACTTCCGCTAGTTAAGAAATCCATACCTGGAATGTATGAAGCACTTGAACCAAATACGACTTGGTTGCTACCGTTTGTACTAGCAATAGTATTGCCGACTGAATTAGCAATAGTTGTTACTGTAGCTGTAGTTCCAGCTCCAAAACTAAATGCTTGACCTGTTTGATATGCTTTGGTACCAGTTGCGTTAACTGATATTGTTTTAACACCAAATAATAAAGTGCCTGTTGCTGTAACACCGTTAGCAACTAATGGTGCTGGAAATGTAGCAGCCAAAGCTGTTGCGTGTGCCGCATTATATGTACCTGCGGCTGTAACTGTAATGCTTGCTAGTTTTGCGCCGCCAATTTCTGAATCAGCAGCTGTGTAAGTACCCGCTTCACCTAAGTTACGGTTACCCATATATTTTTTATTTAGAGGACGTCCCATTTTGTTTTCTCCTTATAGAAACAACGGCGTTCTAGGCCGTACGCGGTTGGATTTCCGCATAAAATTCACCCTATGTGAATCGTACTATGTATTTATGCGTAGGTCGCTCTTAAGGCAACTTGGTTAACGTATGCAATATCTCTGTGTGGGTAAATTTGATTGCTCTTAAATGCTATTACAACACCAAATGTTGGGTTTACGATATCTGCAGCTGTTAGTGTTGTACCCCATAAGTCTTGTGAGCCACCGTATATATTGTAGTCGCCAACTGGATTCAAAGGAGTAGTAAAGTCGCCAGTATACATATCGCTTTGTACTGGGTTTACTCTACTGGCTAAGTTGTCGCCAATTAAATCGCCATTGAGTGTTAGTTGGATTTGTAAATCTTCAATACGGCTAGCACGTTGTATTCCTAATTGAAACTCAATACCAGTAAGTGTTGTTCCGGCTGGTATATTAAAATTTGTTAATACAATTTGACTTGTATTGCTAAGAAACTTTTCCATCCAGAACCCGCTAATAGTGTACAACGGTTTTTTACTTCTAGCAAATGAATAAGATGTACCTATGAGGTCTAAGCCGTCCCAGTCTATTGAAGAGCTATGTGTTAACTCATTTAAAACTGTAACCTGATTTACAGTGCCAGGAGCTTGAAAAGTTGTTGTGGTCATACTATATTTACCCAAACAAAAAGGCTACCGAAGTAGCCTTTTGTTTTAATACCAATCTTCTTGGTTATCAGATTAGCTGAACTTAACGTTTGAGCTATTGATAGCAACTAGACCTAGATAGTCAGCTGCGTTACCTAGAGAAGAAGCTGTATTACTGAGCTCGACATATCCATAACGTGTCATAAATGATACGACTGGTTCGAATGTTGATGGATCCAACACAACACCACTGCTCATCAATGGAATGTATGGGCAATAGAATGCAGGAGCATCAGATTCGCTTGAGCCTTTGTATCCAATAAGAATTGGAGCATTGTCATAAGCATAGCTGTTTACATAAACTTTCATTGCACTGTTCAATGTACCAACGAACTTAGTGTTTGTTGGAGCTTCGAAAGTACCTTCTGTTGTACGAGCAAATGCGCTAGTAGTAGCAGATTGTAGAATTGTTAATGTGAATGGTGATACAACAGCGTAGTTACCAGCACCACGACGTGTACGCTGAGCGATCAAGTTGCTTACGCGATTGATCTGAACAGCTAACGCAGCGTGTTCGTCACCAACGAATGTAGCAGTACCGCTTACAGCAGCCTGGTCATAAGTTTGTGTAGCTGAACCAGCTAATGCTGTTAGAGATGCAATGATCTCTTGGTCGATTTCAGCTGTGATTTCTTGTGCAAGAGCAGCCATTACTTCTGCTTCAACGTCAATACCTTGTTGGGCTTGAGCGTCTTGAGCAGCTTCAAACGTCCAGCGAGCAGACAATTTACGTGTCTTAGCTTCAACTGTTTGTTTCAAGATTTGAATGCTCATTCTGTTACCAGCTTGACCTTCTAAAGAAGCTGTAGTAGCTGCTTTAGCATTTGCGTCAACTTGGTTGCCAGAATATGCACTAGCAATCTTGAATGGGCTTAATGCCTCTTCACCAGCTAATACATTAGCACCAGATGAACTATCAGCATAACGCACACGTAATGTGTGAATTTGGCCAACAGGACCAGTCATTGGTTGTACACCAACCAACTCGTTAGCGATAACGGTTGGCATAACACGACGGATTACTGGAAGAATCACGCGGTTTAAAGTTGCAACGTTGCCAGCAGAAGTAGCACCAGCTGTAGGACTTTCCATCAAATACTTACGAGTATTTTCTAGTGTAACTCCCATTACTGATTTTTTAGTGCCTTGCAAGCCTTCTAATAGGGCTTCTTTTGTCTCTGCCCAACGTCCGTTTAGTAGTTCTGACATTTAAATTCTCCTTAAATTTTTAGTCCTGCGAGCTTTCTGATATCGATAATATTCGTATCTGTCTCGCTGCTACGTGGGTTGTTGGAAATTTTATTTCCTGTAACTTCTTTTGCCTCTACTAGTGCCTGTTTCTTCTGCGGAGCCTTACCATTCAATACTGAAGGCAAGTACTTGTCGAAACTTTCGTTTAGACGTTCTGTTTTCACAGTCTCCATTAGTTCGCCCATAATTGATCTTTGTTCTGCGTTAAGCGGAGCAAGTAGTTCACTTATGATTGCTTTTCTTTCTTGGCTCTCTTTAAGAGCACGGATTTCAGCTTGTTTACTTTCTAAGATTTGTTCAGCTTTGACAACAGCTTGCGCTGCTTCTTTCATTGCCAAATCTTTCAAGTCTATGACCTTGAGTAATTTTGCTGTTTCCGATTTTTCATTTAGGTAGCTGGTTGAGTATTCAGCAGCAAAAGCTTCAAATAACTTGCGACCAAAATCTGCACGACGAGCTGCTTCAATGTCTTCTTTCAATGATGTAATTTCAACTGTTAAGTTGTTAGTTACAACACTTTCGACCATCTTAGCGGCACGTTGAACAAATTGTTCTTTTACCTTCTTGATTTCGTTACGACCTTCGCGAACTAAACGTACTTTAGTTTCAGCTAGATCCTGTTTGTCTTTGTAAAACTCTGTAATTTCTTGAGCAAGAGCTTCAACTACGAATTGTTCTAATTTGCCAAATTTACTTGCCATTACTACTTGATCTTCGTGCAATTCTTTCACTTCAGAAGCTAGTTGGCGCATAACAAATTCCTTCATTACTTTGCTTACTTTCTTCTTTTCTTGTGCTAGCTTGACTTTCATCTCAGCTAGTTGATTGCGATCATCGGCAAACTCAACAATCTCAGCAGATAATTGTTCAGAGATCATACGATCTACTGCTTCAATCATTGTGTTCTTGTCGTGTTCGTATTTTTGTGCAAACTCTTCACGTAATTGTTCTGCCACTTGTGTACGAGCTTCGTTGATACGATTCTCGAAAGCGGTTTCAATTGACTCTCTGATCTCTTCTGAAATCACATTGTTTTCAAATAAACTTTTTAGCGCATCCAACATTGTGATTCTCCTTGTTATTGGAGTTTGCTTATTATATTTAATAAGCTCTCTTTGAGATATTTTTGTGCTTTAGGATCGCCTTTTACCTCTTGCGCTATACGCAAGGCACTTAATCCGCCTCGATTATTCATCAAGGCTTCATAAATTGGTGTAGGGTATGCTCCTGGAGCACTAGGTTGAGCTACCATATCTACTGTGATAATCTCAAAATCTGATACTTCACCGGATCCGTCATCTCTGACGTTTCCGGATCCGCGACTTGAAACACCTAACTTAACTCCGCTTTCCAGCATTGTCTTGATAAGTTGTCCCATTGGTGTTGGAAGTATTTTCAACTTCCCGTAACCATTAGGACCGTCCATCCACATATTAACAATCATATGGCTTACACGATCCAGGTTAATTTTTAGATCATCTGGATGATCTACTTCTCCGAGAACTGAATAACCGTTTTGAATCTGATCGTTCAGGGTTTTGACAGCCTTGCCAATCTCATTCACAGGATAAACACGTTGATTCGCATTGCGAATCCCGCCCTGTATACAGATACCGCTCATATACAAGTTTTTACCATCTTTGTCATCAGACTCAACGATCATTTTTGCTTCGTTGAAACTGAGATTCTCTCGGAGGTATAGTGACATATTTTTAGTATAGTCTCTTTATTAATTAACGAACACGGCCGCCGATAAGACTCTTCTTATCTACGCCAGCTTCGCCTTTACCTTTCTTCTCTGCACCGTGTCCTGGCTCTTGCTTCTTGAAACCAGTCTTACCAGCTTTGCCGCCTGGTACGTTTA